GAGTAGAGATTAGTCGTCAGGTTCAAGTTAAAGCAACTGAACTTGAGGAAGCTCGTCTGAAAAAGATTATCGCAAACAGCCAGCCTGTTGATGGTATTGATGAAGATGAGTTTATGTCTGAACTTCGGGAGAATGGAATAGCAGTATAAACTACTGCTCTCTTGGGGGGTAGGGAAGCCATCACTCTACCCCCTCTTTTTTATGATGGTATAATATGTACTTAGGAGATGAATATATGACTCGTCAAGCAAAACTTTTGACCGCACTGAAAAATGGTGATACTTTGACTGCGAAGCAGATTAGTGCACGTTTTAATCTTGCCCATCCTGGCTCTGCAATTCGCACTCTGCGCGAAGCAGGTTATGCTATCTATGCCAACAAGACGGTAAATAGCAAGGGTGTAGAAAAGGTTAAGTATCGTTTGGGTACTCCTTCTCGTGCCATGGTTGCTGCAGCGTATAAGGCTGGTGCCTTCGCTGGTTAACTTATTCGGTGGGGGTTCGCCCCCACCATTTTTCTGCAGTCAGGACTTATTATGATAGATTATAGATACAGTGAAGACAAACTGCTCCGTGAATTGCAGCAGTATGTTGACTCTACATACCAGCAACACTACTCGCAAAACAAATTTCAGACCACTGAGTTTATTATTGATAATGGACACGGTATGGGATTTTGTTTGGGTAATGTTGTTAAGTATACTCAGCGTTACGGCAAAAAAGAGGGTTACAATCGTAAGGACTTACTGAAGGTTCTACATTATGCTCTTATTGCTTTACATACTCACGACCTTGAACAAAAGAATTGACTTGCAAGTGTCTGTCGAGTATAATGAACCTTGTTATTATTAGGAGATGAAAATGAAATTTAGTAAGCAAACCCTTGCTATCCTGAAAAACTTTGCAAACATCAACAGCCATTTGTTGATCAAGCAGGGACAAAAACTTGAGACCATCTCGGCTCAAAAAAACGTCATGGCTTCAGTTAGTGTGACTGAAACTTTCCCAAGTGAATTTGGTATCTACGACTTGAACGAGTTTCTTGGTGCCATGTCTCTCTTTGAAGACCCAGAACTAGACTTTGGTGAGAAGTCTGTGAAAATTTCTCAGGGCGGAAACTCTATCAAGTACTACGCAGCTGCTGCTGAAAACTTGACTGCGCCACCTTCAAAAGAAGTTCAACTTCCTTCTGAAGATGTTTCGTTCCGTCTAAGTTCTGAAACTTTCGGTATGATTCAAAAGACAGCTTCAGTTCTAAGCTCTGGTGATGTTTCTGTTATTGGCGACGGTGGTGTTCTGAAAATCGTGGTTGCTGATAAAAAGAACTCAACATCAAATGCTTTTGAGTCTGTGATTGGCTCTACTGATGTATCGTTTCAGGCAAACCTGAAAGTCGATAACTTGAAAATGATTCCTGGTGAATATGATGTAGTGATTTCTGCAAAGCGTATTAGTAAATTCACAGCACCTAATTCTGATCTTCAGTATTTTGTTGCAGTTGAAGCTGACTCTACCTTCGCTTAATCATTAACATCGTGAGGACTATATTATGGAACAGTATCTATGGGTCGAGAAGTATCGCCCACAAACTATTGACGACTGCATTCTCCCTGAAGGGACTAAAAAGACCTTCAAGGAGTTTGTGGCGTCAGGTCAACTACCAAACTTCCTTCTTTCGGGAACTGCTGGTGTAGGTAAAACTACTGTAGCTAAAGCACTTTGTAATGAAATTGGTGCTGAGTTTATCGTTATCAATGGCTCTGATGAAGGTCGCTCGATTGACGTTTTGCGAACTACGATTAAGCAGTTCGCCTCTACCGTCTCTCTGACTGACTCGAAAAAAGTAGTTATTGTTGACGAGGCTGACTATATGAACGCTGACTCTGTTCAACCAGCTCTCCGAAACTTTATTGAAGAGTTCTCAAACAACTGTCGATTCATCTTCACCTGTAACTTCAAAAATCGCATTATTGAACCGCTGCATTCTCGCTGTTCTGTGGTTGAGTTTAAGGTTAGTAATGAAGATAAACCGAAGATTGCTGCTCAGTTTTTTAAGCGTGTGACTGATATTCTCGCTCAAGAAAATGTCCAGTATGATCAAAAGGTTGTTGCTGAGGTAGTTAGCAAACACTTCCCCGACTTCCGTCGAGTGTTGAATGAGCTACAAAGGTACTCTGTCTCTGGTCAAATCGACTCAGGCATTCTCGTGAATATGAGCGATGAGTCTTTTAATGCTTTGATCAAATCTTTGAAGGATAAGAACTACAAAGAAGTTCGTATTTGGGTCGCCCAAAACTCGGATATGGGAACTAATCAACTGTTCAGAAGTCTCTATGACAAATCTTCTGATTTACTTGAGCCGTCGACAATACCTCAGCTCGTTTTGATCCTTGCGGATTATCAATACAAGGCTGCGTTTGTTGCTGACATTGAACTAAATATAATGGCAGCTATGACTGAAATCATGGTTCAATGTAAATTTAAGTAGGTGGAAAATGTTTGATATCCCTTTATGGTTAGAAGAAATTGTTGTTATCGCTACTATTCTTTGGGTGGGATGGACCATCCGTGGGTTCTTCCATCAAAGAGATATTGAGTCGGTTATTGATCGAATGATCGAAGATGGAGATCTGGAAGTTGACCCCGACCCTGAAGAGATCGAAGATGACGTCAAGGCATACATTTCTATTAAAATTGAAAAGCATGGGGACATTGCGTATATCTATGAACAAGATACCAATGTCTTTATGTTTCAAGTGAAAGACAAAGATGAGTTTGTGGATATGGTGAATCAGTGGGCTAAAAAATCAAATCTTGATCCTTCTGAGGTAAACCTTATTTTGGACGAACAATCATCTAAAATTCTGGAAAATTTATCATGACTCCATTTGACTTTTTGAATGCTATCAATGACAACAAAAAAGATCTCTTTGATGGCGACCCTCTAGCACACAAGGACTATGCTCATGGTACGGGAGTATTTTGGATACTCTAATGAAAAAGCACAGGCTGCTCTGAAAGTTTTGACTGAGGAACAGCTAAATGAGATTGAAAAAAAATTATATAAAGGTGGTAAATAAAAATGTCTGTTGATATGGTTTATTACGATTGGACTCCTGAGTCCATGTTAGAAGTGACACTCCCTGAACCAGATAACTTTTTAAAAGTTCGTGAGACTCTTACTCGGATTGGTATCGCATCTCGCAAAGATAAAAAGTTGTATCAGTCTTGTCACATCCTACACAAACAAGGTCGTTATTTTATTGTTCACTTTAAAGAGCTATTTGCTCTTGATGGTAAAGAGTCGAACATAACTGCTAACGATATTGAACGTAGAAATACGATCGCTTGTCTTCTACAAGACTGGGGACTTCTTGGTATTTCTGGTACTACGCCAACAAACAAGGCATCACTCTCTCAGATTAAAGTCGTTTCTCATAAAGAGAAACAAGAGTGGGAACTTGTGCCAAAATACAATATCGGTAAAAAGAAATAAAGTACTAAATAGTTTTGAGAGTTTGGGGTCTCTTTAAAACCCCACATAATCGCTACGCCTTCGGGGTGGCATAACATTTATCTCGCTGAAAAGGAGAACTACTATGAACATGACAGTGTTCGGTCCTGGATTTAAGGACTTCGATAAATTCTTTGTTGGTTTTGATGACCAGATCAATAAAATGGCTAAACTACACGATGAATGGGCAAAGAATATCCCCAACTATCCCCCCTACAATATCAAAAAGACAGAAGAAAATAAGTATGTCGTTGAGATTGCAGTAGCTGGGTTTAGCAAATCAGAAATCGAAATTGAATTTGCTGATGACAAACTTATTGTCACAGGAAATGCTTCGGAAGATGACTCTGCTGAATGGCTACACAAAGGCATTGCAGCCAGACCATTTACTAGAACATTCGCTTTGAATGATCAAGTAGAAGTTAAGGGTGCAGATATGCTGAATGGAATGCTCAAAATTTTCCTTGAGCGCATTATTCCTGATCATAAAAAGCCACGCAAGATTGATATTAAGGATTCGGATGCCAAAGCAGCACATCAACTATATATTATGGGGTTGCATGAAGAGGCTAAGTCTCTTATGCTCGACAGAGATAAAAAGGAGTCTGAGTAGTTCAACCTAACGCAGACCAGTGTTGTATTAATGATACTATTATCATTGAATGGTGCAGGAAAGTATCGTTCAGTGTTAGACGCTGAAACGCATAGGAAGAAACATCGAGGAACCTTTACCATACTTTGGCGAAGATAACCCAAAACTTCAATACGGTGGGGGTTCGCCCCCACCACTTTATTAAAACAGGAGACTAATTATGGAAACAAGAGTACGTGCATTCCGTCTAGTGAATGGTGATGTGTTAGTTGCGGAAGATCTTCGCATTGAAACTACGGACGAGGAGATTATTACACATAATCCTGCCATCGTATTTTTGAAGCAAAACGGTGATAAAACAGATGGTGTTATGACGCCATATATGCCATTCTCTATCGATGGTCGTGTCACAATCTATAAGAAGAATATCGCAGCTGAGTGTGTTCCAGCCCCAAGACTGGCTGATGAATATAAGAGGCTGTTTGAAAACGGATTTGATGTTATGCCTCCTGAAGCCGAGGTAGTTAAACATACTGTTACAGAGGATGATCTAGCAGAGGCAGCTAAAGAAACGATCCAATAAAAATCGCTTGACTTCCAGCATCGCCTCGAGTATACTAATACTTGAGGCGATTTTACATTATAAGGATCTAATCTATGTTTATGTTCGATGTTGAGACTCTTGATATTGAGTCTACCGCTGTTATCTTATCAGCAGCACTTTTAAAATTTACCCCTGACGACGACTATGAATCTCTAGTAGACAAATGTCTATTCGTCAAATTTAATTCTAAAGATCAAATCCAAAGATTCCACCGAACCGTAGGTAAGTCTACTCTTGAGTGGTGGAGCAATCAACACCCCCATGTCCGCAAGTCAAGTTTTGATCCTACTCCAGCAGATGTAACTGCTGAAGAGGGTATTGAACAGATGCACGATTATATCGCTGAACACGGTGGTCGCGAGCAACTCATTTGGGCACGAGGATCTCTTGATCAAATGGTTATAGATTCTTTGTGTCACAAGGTTGATTTAGAGCCATTAATGCGGTATAATTATTGGCGTGATGTGAGAACTGCGGTGGATTGTTTAACTGGCAGTACCAATGGTTATTGTAAAGTTGATCATCCTACATTTGAATCTCATCAAGTTATTAAACATCACCCAGTCCATGACTGCGCTCTTGATGCGATGCAACTTATGTTTGGGAAGTCTTAATGGATTTTTATACTAATGTTTTTGTTCGTGGCGACACCATTTATATTCGTGGTGTTGACGACGGCAAACCTGTGAAATTCAAAACTAACTATCAGCCATCTCTTTATGTGAACTCTGAAGATGGCGATTGGAGCACCCTTTGGGGTAAAAAACTTGGTGAAGTTAAACCTGGATCTATCACTGACTGTCGTCAGTTTATTGAAAGATATTCTGAGGTTAATGGGTTTGATGTCTACGGTAACAACAACTGGGGCATCCAGTGGATTGCTGAAGAGTACCCTGAAGAGGTAAACTGGGACAAAGATCAAATTAAGATCTTTACCATTGATATTGAAACTGCCACTGAAAGTGGATTCCCTAATCTTGAAACCGCAAATGAAGAACTTTTGTTGATCACGATTCAGGATAACTTCACTAAGCAAATTACTACTTTCGGTAGATACCCTGCTACCATTGAGCAAGAAAATGTTGATTATATTATGATCAGCAATGAAGCTGAAATGTTGAGGCAGTTTATCAAATGGTGGCGTGGAAACTTCCCTGATGTTATCACTGGCTGGAACTCTGAGTTCTTTGATATTACGTATCTTGTTCGTAGGATTCAAACTGTTCTTGGTAGTTCTGAGGGGCACAAACTTTCTCCGTGGAACATCATCAAAGAAAACCAAGTCCATGTTCGTGGTGGAGTACAAACTTGTTTTGACTTGAATGGTATCAGCTC